TCATTGCCGGGCCAGCATTCCCGCCTCTTCCAGCCGGGCAATGAGCTGCCGCCGGCGCTTGGAATAATAGGCCAGCACCCCCGCGGGGATGCCCATCAGCAGCAGGATGGCGCCACAGCCGCCAAAGCCAACCAGCCGCAGGGTCGCCAGCTCGTGGGCAAGCGGCGCCACATGGCCGGGCTCAAGCACCGAACGGGCTGGCATGCGCGGGTCCACGCGCACCTCGGCCGTGGCTCCTGCGGGATACCGGGCCACGATGGCTTCGGCTTCGTCCGGGCTGGGCTCGGCGGCGTAGCCATAGCGGATGCGCTGCCCCGGGTAGGAAATTTCATCCATAACATACTGATATTCCACGACAGCCTTCCAGCCTTTGACGGTGCGTTTGCCGGAGGAAATACGTGTTTCCTCCACGTGGCTGGAGTGTATGGTGGCCGGGACCGCGGGCCAGGAGAGGCTCTCTTCTGCCCAGGCCCGCGTTTGCTGCAGGGACTGATACTCCCGGATCAGCAGCACGCTCAGCACAATCAACCCAAAGATGAAAAGCGCCCCAAGCCAGAAAAACAACCGCCGGGTTTGTCGCCAGCCGGTATCCAGGGTGGCGCGGGTCAGCCGTTCACCCCAGCCGGAGACATTCCTGGCGGCAAGGGCAAAGATCGGGGAGACGCCTGAGGAGTCCAGAAAGAGATCCACCTCTTCGGTTGCCGGAAGGTTCCAGACGCGGCGGCTGAAGCGCATCATGGCCGGAAATAGCGGCTTCCTGGCGTCTGCATCCAACACCAGGAAGGCCTGACCGCCCATGTCGGCATAGCGCAGGTTTTCCAGAAGGCAGGCCCGGGGCGATGCCGTGGTGAAGCGGATTGCCGCCTCCTGTTGGCCGTCGCGCATGGATTTGGTCAGTCTCTGCAACCACAAGCTCAAGGGCAGCAGGATGGCGGCCACAGCCAGTAAGGCGGGTGCAGCCTCCCGAAGGGACGGAGAAAAAAACATCCCTGCCACTGCCAGGACCAGCACTGGCAGCATCAGCATAAACGGCAAAAGCCGGGCAATGGCCATGGCGACACCATACAGCCGGAAGTCACGCGGCGGCCGGGGCAGGGGCTGGCGGGAAGCAGAGCGGGAGGTGGGCCGGCTGGGTGGGGTCCGGCTGGGTGTGGGCATGCGGCGCTCCAGGGCTGGGGGATGCCGGGTACTATGCCGCAATAAGGGAGGATGGGGCAAGAGGGCGCAGAAAGCCGGACATCACCGCGGAAATGAGGAATGTTGAGATCGAGAAAGGTGAGAGGCAGATTCACTCAAACAGCAAGTCTGGTACCCATGCTGGCGGCAACAGAACAGGCAGGCCTCGTAATTACCTGCCTCCACACACCTTGCACGGCCGGTAGCCCGCGGCTTCAGCCTCTTGCCTGCTTGAGAAGGGCATCGTGCAGGCTTTACAATGATAATATCGGCAGCTCGGGCCGTGATAGATATGCGAATTAGGATTGCCATGCAGCGCCGCGCTCGCGGCTTGGGCCACAGGCAACAGGCCGCTGCCGGAGGGTGTGCTGCCAACACCGGCCGAGGCAAGACAGAGCGCGCAGAACAGCAAGGAACAACACAGGACGTGAAGCGGCGTGCGATACATCATGGGATCCCTCGTCAAAAAGAGCCGCCGACCATTGCGCGGGCCTGATGTTCGTCATGCTACGAGTGCTCAATATTTTTAAGTATATTATTCTGTTTCCGTCTGTGACGCAAGGTTTCACCCGCTAAACCAGATGATGGGTAGCCATTGCTTGTGGTGTAACTTCGCGCGCGATTTGGCACAAATTAGCGGGTGATTTGGCACAAGTTCGCAAGACGAAGTATCTTTTGTAACGATATAGGCGACGGCGAACTTTGATATAACGCCGCCGCCCTTCGTCCGGATCATGCCGCCCGTCGTGGCGCATACTCTGGGTTACCCGTCAGCCTCCGCCTGTCTGATCCGGTCTGCCGCCAGGGCTGCGTACTCTGGTGACAGCTCCACCCCCACGAACTGCCTGCCAGTCTCGATGCAGGCGATGGCGGTTGTTCCGCCGCCCAGGAACGGGTCCAGGACGGTGCCGCCCTCGGGGGTCACGGCCAGCAGGTCCTTGATGAGCGGGATGGGCTTGCTGGTCAGGTGCACCTTGGCGGCGGTGTTAACCGCGTGGCGGAAGATGCCGGGCAGGCAGCGGTCATGCAGGCGCTTCCAGGGCGGCTTGGCGGCATAGACCACATATTCGGCGTCCCGTCTGAACTCCCCGAGCATGGGCCGGGCGCTGGGCTTGTGCCAGATCACCAGGCCGCGCCATTCCCAGCCAGCGGCCTGGACCACGTCCGAGGCCAGGGGCAGTTGTCGCCAGTCCGTGAACATAAGCAGTGGCGCGCCCGGCCGGGCGATGCGCCAGCACTCGGCCAGCCAGAGCGTGGCCCACAGGGCGTAACTCCGTTGATCCTTGCTGTCGCCCAGCATGGCCGGGTAGCTCTTGGCAGTCCCGGTGTTTTGATATTTCGTCGCCGGATCGCGCTTTCGAGCGGCCGCATGGGTGCCGCCGCTGGAATACGGCGGGTCTGTCACCACGGCGTCCACGGATAGTGCGGGCTGGTCCCGCAACACCGTGACCGCATCTCCCTGAAACACTTTGCCATTGTCAAAGATTATCCGCACGTTGCGCTCCCGTAGGAGCCTCTCGGGCCTCTTGCCTGGGGCTCGCGGCCCGCACGTGATTGAGCGCCCCACAGCGGGGGCATTTGATGGCGATATGAACAACCTCGCCCTTGGCCAAGAGTTTATTGCAGCTTCCGCATCGGATTTGATCCATATCCCTGCTTGATTGTTAGGCCTTGGCCCTGCTACGTCCATGCGGCCCTGGGGTTGCCACTCCGGGCTCTCATGGCGCAGCGGCTCCGGCCGTGGTCCGGTGTTCGTGCACCGGGCCGGTGGGGTGTGTCACCACCCCGCCTGCGCCTCCGTTTTTGGGGCGGTAACTCGCTGTTAACGCCCCAAAAACGCCTCATGTCATGCCAGCACCTGCGCGGTCCTCCATGATTCCAGCACCCCGGCCTGTACGGCCACCTGCAGCCCCGCCTGCGTCTGGGCGTCGTCCAGATCAATTTCTGAAGCCGCACGCACCAGCTCCACAAAGTACATGACCTCAGGCACGGGACTGGTGACGGCGGCGGCCCATTCCTGGGGTGTGAGCCGGCCCAGGAACTGCACCCGACTTAGGATGCGCGGGGCCGGGGTCAGGGGCGTGGGGTCGTGGGCGTCCAGCACGGCCTGCACCGCCGCGCGCTCGTCGTTCGTCAGGTCACCAAGGATGGCGCCATCTGAGCCAATGGAGAGACGGTTAAACAGTCCTGACAGTCCGGCGCTATCCAGCTCATGCCAGATTGTTTGGGTGTTGATGATCATCTGCTATCCCTCCAGCGCCACGTGGATGCGCGCGCACAGGTTGTCATTGGTGGTCGTCCCGTACAAGGACATGCTGTAGGTCACCCCGGCATTCACGCAGCCCATGGCCATGGCAGAGTGCCAGCCCTCAGACACGAGCGCCGGAGCCATAGGGGTGGCTGCGGTCGCCCAGATGTTGGCCCCGGACGTCTGGGCAGGCGTCAGCGATCCGAGGAGTGCGCCATCAATCCCCACCCCGCAGTACACCGCTGCCGCACCACTGGTCAGGAGGATCCCGGTCAGCCCCACCTGGACAATTTCGTTCCAGCTCAAAAACCCGATTTGCTCAGCCGCCGCGCTTAACACTACCGGTGTCAGCTGCGAGGTGGTGGAGCGTTGGGCTTTGATAGTGTTTGTCCCGTGCCTGCGCCTGCGATTAAACCAGGACAGCACCCCTATATATGCCGCATCAACTTGGATTTGCCCGCTGGCATTGGGCCGGACCAGGCCGACGAGCAGCCTGGTCGGGTCACCGGTTTTGTGCCTCCAGCCGTCCGTTGTCGCCGGGGCAGTGGTGGACGCCTCCAATGCGCCGGCCGACGTCAGATAAACATAATAGACCGTCTCCGCTGTCAGCCCGCTGCTGGCCAGGGACAGGCCGGCCGCCGGGAGGGTCAGATTGCTACCGTCCGGCCAGAGCATGCTGCCCCGGCCCACTGGCTGCAGCTTCACTTCTGTGGCGCTGGCATATTCCAGGCGGCATTCGCCTTGCCCACCTCCTCCAGTCAGCCCATCATGCGTATGATCCGCCGCCGCTGCGCCGATATCCGATGGCGTCAGGGCGTCTGCCCCTCCAATCGCGTGGCTGGTTTTGTGCGCCGTGGGCGTGCGGGCATCGGACAGCCGGGCATCGGTATCCGGCACCATGCCAGACCGGGCGTACGCGACCATCTGTGCCACCGTAGCACGGCTTGTAACGGCGTCGCTGGTGTCTTCCATGACCAATGCATCATCATCCGCCAGCGATGCAAGCGCAGGCAATTGTGGGATTGTTTTTGCCATCGTATCAACTCCTATACAAGATATCTTCACCCGCGCTGGTGCGCACCACATCTCCACTGCTGGCCATCAACACGTTCGATGCACCATCACGCAGCAAAGCGACCATTCCATACATTTTGGATGCTGCTGAATGTGCAAAACCGCTCATCTGTTCAACCAACATAGGATCCTCTGGCGGAGTAAGATTTGCAAGCAACGATGCACCGCCCCATACTTTCAACAACCCATCAGTGTTTCGCCCCATTCCTCCTGAGTACGCCGCGTAAGCAGTCGAAGAGGATTCCGCAGGTCCAAGTGTCTGCATCTGCTCAGGATAGAACCCAGAGGGAATGGCCCGGAAAGAAGCCCAATAGCTGGAGCTCGCGCCCACGCCCCAGAAAGACCAACTCCCGTCAGCATGCTGCACCATACCCGGTCCTTGTGTGCTGTTTTCTTCAATACATACCGCCACCGCGTCAGATACCGTTGGTGCGGCAGTCACCAGGTTGGGGGTCAAGTTATTGATACCCCAGACCCACAGCTTGTCTGTCGCGTCCACTGTGGCGGCAACGGGGTATGTGTTGGTCCCCCCAAGGCTGATACTCTTGAGCGGATACGCCATGCCAGCGGGCGGCGAATAGTTGCCTAGCACCTGCCCAAACCCGAACAGCGTTCCATCCGTTCGCTGCACCAGGACGTTTGTCATCTGCTCCCCGCCAATAGACCTTGGCCACCAGAGCATGACGGCATCTGTAATGGTGGGCCAGTTGTTCGTGATATATGATGATAACGTCCCGTGCTTTTTCAGTTCTCCCGATGTCGTGATGTAGAGCATGCCTGCGCCCCGAACCCAGGCGCGGGCCACATCCGTCAGTGATTCCCACCCGGCCAGTCCGGCAGGCACATCGCCCCACAACTGCATGGTGCCATCGGCCTGAACCGCCACCCCGTACGCCGCGGTGGAAGAGGACGAGAGCACGGCGCAATCCACCCATACCGCGCGCAAGTTTGTGGGCATTGATTCCGCCAGTCCTGCGTTGCCCCAGGCTGTTACGGCAAAGGCGTCAAAATTCACCCCACCCACCGTGACAGTCACCATCCCGACCTGCGAGAAGCGACCATCAGAGACGGTATACTCCACGAAGGTTTCCGCACTTTGGTTCGACGCGAGCCAGTTGAAGTCTGTGCCCGGATCAAACACCCAGTCTCCGTTGGGCTGGAGCACGAACACCCCGCCCGAACTGCCTGCAACCGCACTGCCGACGCCCGCCGGATCGCCATTTACGGCCACAACAGAAAGCGCGGCAGAGCCACCCCAGTCATTGACCAGCGAATTGCCAGACACCGTCTCGCCCACCACAACCTCTGCAGCATCTGCCGTGGCGTGAATGGACGCCACCATCAATTCTGCCGAAAAGGTCAGTTCTCCCACGGTGTCAAACACGGCGTCCCGGGCCGCCACCACAAAATAATGCGCGTATGGCGGGTTCATCGCCGCGCCAATGGTCGCTGTCGTGGCCCCGCCCACCCAGGCCAGCATTCCAGAGGCTGCGGGGTCAAACCCTGGAGTGCTCCCGCGATATACCACATACTCCACCGCACCAGGCACGGCATCCCAACTCACAACCACACCACCCGCCAAGATATCCACCAGATGGAGGTTTTGCGGCGCCTCCATCGAGGGCCACGACACTGTCAGCGCCGCCGCGGGGTTGGCTGTGGACCCGGAGACCGCGGCCACTTTGACCACCATCTCTGGCCATGGCCCGCCAAGTTGCTGTAGCTGTGCCGTAGTCACCGTGTATGTGATCTCGGGCGTGACAGTGCCGACCACCAGTGCCCCATCAACATACAGTCCGACCTGGTATGTCGATATTCCGGACAGGGCATCCCAGGCCACGGTAATGCGGTCGCTATCCTGAGACGCGAGCCGCAGATTGGATGGCGCTGGAATGGCGTCATACGAGGTGGACAACGCATCCGCCGGACTGATTACGCCATCCACATACGGCGTGACCTGCAACGTGACCGGCAGTCCTGCCGCCACAACATCCAGGGTATATCCCGTGTAATAATCCCAGGTATTGGAAAGGATACCGTTAATGTACAATTGCACTCGGAATGTTGTTGCTCCTCCGGCCCAAGAGGCGGCGAGCGAATACCCGCCCCCAGAAACGGCATCCACATACCGCAGATTCACGCTCGTCAACGGAGGGATAGCGCCGTACAGCTGTCCGACCGGCGGCGCATCTCCGGCGGGTTCAAACACTTCTTCATGGACAATATTCCCCACGATCCGAATGCTGTTGCGTTCTTCCGGCAGTACGCCCAACACTCTGATATCCAGAAGCTTGCGTGTTTCCGTCTCCAGGGAGTATTTTGACGCCTGTGTGTGGTATTCCGCCTGGGTTCTGACCTCTGCCGGCAGCGATCCTTGCACGCAATGCGGGCTCTCTGTGGCTGTCACCACGTGCGGGCCGGAACTGGTCCCGTCCGCCAGCGTCACATACAGATTTCCGCTCGTCTCTCCCGCAAAGTCCACCGGTTCGGATAGGTAGATATTGGTCCCATCCAGGTCCGCCACCAGCCCGCACTGTCCTTGCGAAGGGCGCGTACTGGCCAGTTGGATGCGTTGTCCGAGTTGCGGGATCAACCCCATCAGCCCGGTGACAAATTCAACAGTAGTCCGGTTCAGCCGGTCATCCAGGTAGAAATACTTGGCCAGCTCATAGGCGTGCTGGCGATTGGTGCAGCCCGCCAGGGTGATTTCCTTGGGACGATCCTCGCTGCCGAACTCATCAAGGTACGTGACGCTCTCCTCTTCCCACGTCACCGGGTTCACGTACTTGCACGTCACACAGGTGGCGTCCCGGCTGGTCCGGCGCAAGTTGTTCACCACATTCAGACTGTCACGAGTGTAGTCATCGTCGGAATAGGAGAAGGCCGGGACGTCATGCCACTCGTCCCGCACCAGGGAAAACTTTCCACTAGGCAGATACGGAACAGCCCGGCACAGGAGCGCCGCCTGTTCCACGGCATCCATGACGGAGGTTGTGGAGGCGTGGCGGAAATCGTAGCAGTGCCCTTTTTCCTCCATGAGCTGGCGCAACTCGTACAGCCCTTCCCAGTCCAGGAACTCTTCTGGCTGCCCTCCGCCGTTCATGGACGTCACCATGTAGGCAATGGCGTCAATGGGGTTTCTGGTAGCGACAACGTCTCCGAAGCCCGTCGGCCCAACGGTGCGTAATTTCCGCGTGGCAATGACGTTGATCTTGTCCACCACGTTCGGACTCATCTGGTCCGTGGCCTTGATCTTGACCTCCAGGAGCGTGACGTCTCCATAGGTGGGATGCATCCAGCCAAACCCACGCAGGCCGCCGACAATAACGCTGTCAATGGCGTCTGTCTGCATCAGTTCTTCCATGCCACGCCGGAAACGCACCTCATAGCGCCCCGGCCCCCATGGAGCGGGCAGGCGATACGACCAGCGCAGCGGTTCCTTCCAGGCCAGATAGTACGGCCACGCCCACAAAAGCGCCCAGTCATGGACAACGTGCTCATTGTCATCGATCTGTCGCACCGTCACTTCCACGTTGCAGGCCGCGCTGAAGAACATGCCGTTCGACAGATACTGTCCCAATCCGGCAGGAAACACGATGTCGAATTCGATTTCGTTGATGGCTGTTCCCGCCGGGTTCACAATGGCCGTCAGGTAAGCATCCGACTGCAGTTCCTGGCCGCTAACTTCATCCGAGGTGTAGACGATCTGTGGCACCAGCGACGGTGTGCCGCCCGGAGGTACAATGTTATATTGGGCCTCGGTGTAATCCGTCAGTGGCGTTTCATCGATATATACGCCCTGTATGTCATACGCCCCGACGCCGATTTCATAGATGGCGTAAAAATACTGGTCCTGTGTGGCCCAATAGATACTGGTGTAGGCTTTCTGGATCAGGTCAGGATAAAACAACACACGCCCGAAATGCTCAACCCACGGCTCTCCCAGTCGGACCCGGTTTCCTCCGGCATTCAGGCTGGCCAGGGCCTTTGTGTCCAATCCGAGGTCTGTGGTGGCTGCACTCCCTCCCTTCCTGGCAAACATAAGGTTAACAAGCAGGGTGCCGCCCATCAGAGTGGCTGACGAGACCAGCGTGGCAGCAATACCGGTCAAGGAGAATGCATAGGGGATCAGCAAGGACGCGGCAATGACGGCGATGGACGCCAGAATCTGTAACCCATTGGAGCCGCCTCCCCCGGCGAGGGCCAGTTGCATGAAATGGACAGTTGCCCCGGCAGGCAGTGGATCGTTCCATTGGTCTTGCAACACAGGCTGCCCATTGACCAATGCCACAAAGGGACGCACGTATCCTGGCTGGTGCAGTTCCAGCAATTCGCGGATAGTTGCCCCGGCGGGCACCTCCACGACGACCAAGTCACGTCTGGTTGTCACGGGGTTACTGACCCATCCCACCCGTCCGCGGGTAGGATCAAGTGGCCCGCTCATGCTGCCTCCTTGTTCAAAGGCGTCCAAAAGCCGGCCAGGTGCCAGCCGTTGGCCTGCAGGCTGCGGCGGTCACTGCACACCACGCCCACATTCTGCAACGCGTGCAACACATGCAACTTGCCCTTGAGCCACACAACCATACCGATATGATGCGGCACGCGATGCTGCGTGAGTAGGGCCGCATCGCCGTCATGCGGTGTCGCGGTCTGCTGGCAAGGATAATGACTAGCCAAATCGCCGGACAAGGCGCGGGCAGCGGCATGCACCAGCCGGGCATGGTCTGCCATGTATCCGGGGATGTCGCGCCCGAACTGTTCCCGGCTGATCCTGACGAACCAGTAAAAACAGTCCTGCTCCGGAGTCCACGGCTGCCCTGTGTACTGCTCCACCCAATGGGCCATCACAGCGCCCCCTGACAGTTCGTTGCGGTCTTTTTTCGACGCGGAAATTCCATATCCGTGAGGTTCGGATATTGGGCGCGGATTTCCGTGCTGGCGGCGGTGTGCGTCACCGTAGTCAGTTCCAATGGAACTGGGATGTCCATGTCCGGTTCTGTGTGGTGCCCCAGGTATTGCCGATAGCGCAGCGTGGCGGAATCTCCCTGCCGGGCAATGGCGTCCAGGGCGTCATAGATTTCCGCCGGGGCAGGGCCACAGGTGATGGCCATTTCACCACACACCTTCCCCTCCACTTCTGGCAGCTTGAGCCCAAACCGCAGCGGGTGATACAACCCTTGTGGCGTTTGGAGCGGGAGATCGGAATGCACCACCTGGATGGGTTCATCCAGCGCTGGATGCGCCAACATCAGCGTGTCAAAATAGGTCACCTGTGCCGGCGCGGTCGCGTAGGCCTCCTGGATGGCTTCGCTCATGGTGGCATATCGCATCACAACACCTCCAACGCCACGCCGCCGTACAGCCTGGCGTATTGTCCAACATGGGCAAAACCAGCAGCCTGTACGGCGTGCAGCCCTCGCGGCGTCATGCTGGACAGTAACGACGCACCGCCCCACACACGCAGCACCTCATGAGCATCAAGGCCCATCCCACCAGAGTACGCTGGATATTGAGTAGACACGTCCACAGCTGGCCCTAGTGACTGCATGGCCGCTGCGCGGAACCATTGCGGCATGGCCCGGAATGAGGCCCAATACGGGTGCGTAGCGGATTGACTTCCAGACCAGAACACCCACTCCCCGTTGACGCGTTGCACCATGCCCGGTCCCTGGGCCTGATCTGCAACCACACACACCGCCACGGCGTCTGTGATGGTCGGGGCTGTCGAGACCAGCTTCCCGGTGACGTCATCAACTCCCCAGACCCACAGCTTGCCTGTCGCGTCCACTGCGGCAGCCACTGGAGACGTACTTGTCCCTCCAAGGCTGATACTCTTGAGCGGATAAGCCATGCCAGCAGGCGGGGGGTACTCTCCCAGGGCGCGTCCGAAGCCGACAAGCGCTCCGTCCCTGCGCTGCACCAGCACGTTTTCACCCTGGACTGTCCCTCCACGAGGCCACCAGAGCATGACGGCATCTGTAATGGTGGGCCAGTTGTTCATGATGCTTGGAAGCAAGGTCCCGTGCTTTTTCAGTTCTCCTGATGTCGTGATGTAGAGCATGCCGCCGTATTGGACCCAGGCGCGGGAGACGTTCTTGAAGTAGGTCCACCCATCCAGACCGGAAAGCGAATCCGGGATATCGCCCCACAACTGCATGGTGCCATCAGCAAGCACTGCGACGCCGTATGCCGTCGTGGCGGCCGTATCTTTGATGGCGCACTCAACCCAGAGGGGGCGTTTCTTCCAATTATATGTCACCTGCAGGGGCGAGGGGAGCAGTTCTGCCAACCCGCAGTTACCCCAGGCGGTGACCCGCTCCATGGGCCGGACGGCCAAGGTTAGCGAATAGTCGGAATACAGTCCCCCATACCCCTTGCGTGGTGCATATTCGAGGATTCTGGCTGATCCATAGCCCATCCTGGGCAACCAGTCCGCTTCAAACCAGCGTGCGCCCATGGCCAAATCCTGGCGCACATACTCCAGGAACTGCTGTGCCTGGACGCGGATGCAACGTAAATCGAGCTGCACGGTATCCGAAGTACCCTCCCCAAAGCGTCGGAACTCGAACCGGCCAGATTGCAGTTCCCGCTTGAGGCGGTCATCTCCGGCCTTTCCTGACGGCGTTGCAATGGTGGGCGACGGGAGCGCCAACGGCCAGACGGGGCGCGCGATTCTGTTCATGCGCCCCCCCGCACGATTCCGCCCGGGGCGATCAACTCCAGGTGCAGGGTCAGCTGCCAGTTTTCCAGGCCAAGATGCTTGGATTCATACGGCTCCGTACAGCGAGCGTAATACCCTGGCAGCCCGACAGTCTCTGCCCAAGGGCATGCGAAAGGGGCGCACCCCCCGTTCAGGGCTGTCCGGTACCATTCCCGAAAGCGCTCCTTCTGCTCCAATGTCACAAGGAACTTGAACGACGCATCCTGCTCCGGGAACGCTCGATTCTGCACCACGTACAGGGCCTCTCCCGTGCTGGAGAGTCCCCCACGCGGCACACTGTCAAAGTCAATCAGCGGCCATTGTGGCATCCATTCCGGCCAGCTTGCCAGCGCCATTACCACCCCCTGACGTTGCGATACGGTCCCTTCCCTTGGCCCGCCCATCGAGAATAGACGCCGTCCAGTGCCGTCGCCAGCACCTCAATATTGAGCGCGCCGTTGTCCCCCTGGGAGACTTCCACATCTGTTCCCGGAGACTTGTTGATGTTCACGGTAATGGGCTGTGGACTGTCTCCACTGGCAGAAGCCTTCACGCCAAGATCCCCGGAGGGCAACCGCGTCAGCGGCATGATCGCTTCCGGCCCGGCCTCGCCCATCAGCCCAAGATTCGGCACGCCTCCAGCGGCGAAGGGGAACACTGTGGGCCTGGTCACGATTTTGTTGGCGTAGTCGGACAGTCCGGGCGCGTTGAAGACGTTGCCCTTGGCGCTGGCGAGGATGCCCGCCGTGGAAAATGTCCCGCCCTCAATACCTGTCCAGATGGCGCTGCTGTCAAACCCGCCGCCAAAGATGGATGAAAACAGGCCGCCCAGCAGGCCGCTGCCACTGCCTCCGGAGAACATGCCGGAAAGCGCGGTCTTCATCTCGGCCAGCACCCAATCGAAAATATCATTGAGCTGGGATTCCAACACGCTGGCGAATTTGTCACTAAACGCCCGTGCGGCGGTGTCCCCCAGTTCTGCAAAGGCGCCCACTGCCTCACCAGTCAGCAGCCCGTACATCAGGTCGCCGCCAAACTGCCCCAGGGCGCTGGCCGCCTCACTCTTGAGCGCCAGGACGCTGTCGGCAAATTCGACCGCCGACTCCCGCGCCTTGGTGGCCGCGTCCTTGAATTCCTCCAGCCCCTCGGAGAGGCGGGCCAGGAAGGCCTCCCCCGGCGTGCCGGTCTGTTGCGCGTCCTGCAGCTTCTTCAGGGCCGCGTCGGACGCTGCGGCGGCCTTGGCCACCTGCACCTGGGCGGCTAGCTCGGTGTTGCCGGCCTCCAGGGCCTTGGCAATCACCTGGTCATAGGCGGCCACGCGGGCCTGGGCCATGGCATCGGAGTTGGCAATCCAGGTCTGCAGCACCTCTTTCCAGATGTCTTGTTCCTGCTCCGCCGCGGCCCTGGAGGCCGCGCCCAGCTCATCCATGGCGGACCAGTATTCCCCGAAGTCCAGCGCCGTGTCCCGCCGGGCCTGGGCGGCTTTCAGGTTGGCTTGGCGCTCGATGAGGTCAAATTCTTCCTGCGTCTTGGCCAGCAGCTTGAGCTCTTGGGCCTGGGAGGCGATGTCACTGAGCAGGCCCTCCCGCATGAGCCCCTTGTCCCCGGTGGCCTCGCCTAGATCCTGCATCACGCGGGCCAGCTGCTGGGCATGCTGGCGGGCGGTTTGGAGCTGTTGGGCGTTGGCCTGGGCTTCCTCGGCGGCGATTTTTTGCAAGGTGGCGGCCTTGTAGTCGGCCAGGCCGGCGTCGATGGCCCGCAGCTCCTCGGCCGTGGCCCCGGCTTCGATGGCCTTCTGGCGCTCGGCCTGGATGGTCTGATCCAGCGCCCAGCGCCTGTAGTCCGCCTCGGAGAGGGTGGCCTCCTTGACCTTGTCCGTGGTCTCCCGCTGCAGATCCTGCATGGTCTTCGCGCCCCGGGCATAGTCAGCCAGGGTGCGATCCCACGCCGGGCGCATGGATTCATAGGGGTCCACCACATAGGCCTTGACCGAGTCGCCAAAGCGCTTGAGCCAGGCCTCGGCGTCGGTCTCTGTCACCCCTCGGCGGCCGCGGGATTCGATGACTTGCATCACCCCGTTGGCATCCTTCACAAACTGGGCAATGTGATCGATGCCGTATTTCCGGCCGGCGTCAAAACTGGTCGGGCCGGTGTCCAGGCCGATAAGCATGCCCTCGCGGATCTTGGAAAGGTCCAGCTTGTTGGCCTGGAGTTTGAGGGTCTCCCCGGTGAGCTTGCCCACCTTGGTGATGATGGATTCCGAGGTGCCCGTGAGGGCCTGGGCCAGGCCGTCGGGCAGATTGGCCTTGGACTGCGCCTCAATGCCGGTGATGGTGGCCTGGTTGATCTGGGAGACAAAGCCGCTGCAGTCTATTTTGCCCGTGGCCATGTCCCGCGCGCCCAGCTCGTACTTGACGCCGTCGGCAATGGCCTGGCGGGCCTGGGTCACCAGGGAGGCACCCACCTGGGAGATGGTGGCGTCGGACTTGTCGGACAGCCCATACTGCTCTTTCAGCCAAGATTCGTGTGCGCTTTTGGCGCGGGCGTTGCGCTGATCAAGGATGTACTTGCTATCCGCCGTCAGCGATCTGGAGGCCGCACGCGAAAAGGTGTCTTCCGCCCCGCGAAGCTGGTCTTCGGTCATCCCCAGCTCCCGTAACGACTGGGCAAGCGGCCCGGTTGTGTCCATTTTGAGCTTGAGGACATATTCCTTGCCGGCCATGCGGGTCAATTCGCGTTCAAACGTGTGCAGCTGCCTCGTCATTTCGCGGAGCTGCTTCCCGCCCGACATAGAGCCTACAGATTCTTCGAGTGCCTTAGTCCTCTCTTCCGCCACCCGTTTATAGTCTTCGGTGTACTGCTCCACGAGACGCTTGCGGTTGTCCTCCCCTTGCCGCAACACGGTCTCAGCCAGTACCGACGCGCCGTAAATTTCGGCCCGCACTTTTTCATCCCATCCGCTCGCAAGCCCTGCAGTTACCGTAGACAGCACGGATGAGGCGATGCGTTCTGCACCGCTTGGGTACAGGCTCAATGCCTCCTTGTACTGCTCGCTGGTCAGTATGCGAGCGTCATATGCATCCTGCACCTTGGACTTGACGTTTAGGGCGCGGACGGTTTGATCCAAGGTCTTCAGCCGTTGGTCCACTTCATCCAGGACATTGAGCACGGGCTGCAGATTAAGCGCCCCGTCAGACAATGAGGCGAAGGAATCCCTGACCCGCGCGGTAGATGCCTGGATCCCGGTTGCGGTCGCCTCCCATCCGGCACCGAACTGTTCCAGCTGGGGTGTTAACTTCTCCACGAATTCCGCAGACGCCAGTTTGCCAGACTCCATGAGCTTGGAGAATTCCGCCATGGTCAGCCCCATGGCGTTGGCTCCAAGCTTTGCCGCACCCGGGACGCGCTCCCCAAACTGTTGCCGGAACTCTTCTGCGCTAACCACGCCTTTGGAGAGCATCTGTGACAGTGCCAACAATGCGCCAGACACGTCCTCCGACGAGCCCCCAACCTTTGACACGGCCTTCACGGTGGCATCAAAGGTCCTACGCGTGGCCTCCGTAGCAAACCCCGCGGATTCAGCCGCCACCGCAAATTTCACATACGCCCGCGAGGTCTCAGTCAGGCTCTTCCCGAACGTGGTTGCGGCAGCCTTGAGATATCCCAGTTCCAACGCGGCCCGGCTGCCAAAAACGCCGGTCAGCGTGCGACCGAGCTTGTCCAATTCGACAGCAGAGGCGAATGCGGCGCTCCCGATCTGCTTCAGGGCATAGACAACGGATGCCCCTGCGGCGAGGCCCGTGAACGTAGCCAGGGCCTGGGAGCGCATGGACTCCAGCTGGCGGGATATGGACTCGACACCGGCCCGCGTTTTGGATAACGCTGGACCGGTCTCGTCCTTTGCCGTGATCCGGATGCCTACATCATAGGATTTGGCCATGCTGCTCTTCCAAGTCGCCTTCGGGTTTTTCGCCTTCCTGGGCGTGGTTGTGGCCGCCGGGCTGCTCTGCAAGTACGTCGGGGCCTGGGGCTTCCTGGTGCTGCCGGTGTTGCTGATCCTTGCCGGCCTTGGGGTGTTCGGGGCCAGGGGCTGGGCCGGGGGCGGCACGTCAAGGGGCAGCGCGGCACGTTAACGCCGCCCGGCCTGATTCCCTGTTAACGCCACCCCGCCCGCCGTTTAACGCATCGTTGCCGCCGCTCACTCCTCGTGCCAGGCCGTTAATGTCTCGGCCTCCAGCACCTGCAGGCAGTCAAACAGGTCTGCCCGTTCGGCCTGGGGCACGCCGCGCAGGTCCAGGACTGCCGGGAGGGCCGCGTAGTCCAGGCCCGTGGCCCCGGCCAGGCCCACCCGCCATTGCGTGGCTAAGTCCTTGAAGATCCAGAGGGCGGGCCAATTATCCGGGTAGACGTCCACATCCGCGTAGCCGTCGGCTTCGGCCAGCAGCTCCACGGGCAGGCCCAGGGCCGCGGCCTGTGCGGCCATCTTCTCGGGATCATTGTCGCCGCTTCCTCCAGCCATGAGGGCGCGGGCGGCGGCCCTTAGTTTTTTCGCCGGCTCTCCAGCAGGTTTTGGCGGAAGGCGGTCAGCAGCTCCAGGCCCGCGGCCGGGTAGGCGTCCAGCAGCTGGTCCAGAGTTTCACGGCTGTAGGGCGCGTCCACGCCTTCCCAGCCCAGGACCACGTCCGCCAGGGCCTCGTTGTCCGTTTTCTCGCCCAGCCCCTGCCCCCAGGCCTGGGCCTGGCTGCGGGTCATGTACTTGTAGGTGACGGTGATTTGGGCCGGGGCGTCCTGCCCGGGCACGGTGATGCCCACTTTGGCCGTGAACTGCGGATCAGGGGTCAATTTCAGCATTTCCATTCACCCGTGCTAAATGGTTAAACGGTTAAAAGTCTTTGGAAGGGGGTTTGGGGGAGAACCTTTCTCCAGAAAGGTTTCCCCCAATCCTGCCGTTTGCTTGCGCCGTGCCCTACGACGCGTAGTTGGTGGCCAGGGCGGCGAGGTTGATGCCCAGCTTGGTGGTGACCAGGCCCTGGGCCGAGCCGGCGGGCAGCCCGTTGGCCGAGGGGTAGCCGGCGAAGACCATGATCCTGCCCGAGGTCCCGAACTGGAACTGAAAGGCCCGCATGTCCTGGGCGTCGGCAGCGGCCTGGAAGGCCTGCTGGCCCGCGTCGGCCGGGTCCCAGATGGCGTCAAAGCTGTAGCTGGCGGCGCTGGGCAGGCCGGGCATGGAGGTGCGGACGCTGGAGTGGATGGTGGTGGTATCGATCTGGTCGGGCTCGCCGCCGCTGGGGGAAACCGTGGTGGCCGTGGCCAGGGAGTGGTCGAAGCTGAGCTTGCGGGCGTAGGTCTTGTCTTCCACGTCGGCGTCAAAGAGCGTGGTGTCCAGATTTTCCAACGTAAAGGTGTCCGCGGTGGCGGCCTTGACGCGGGCGATGCGGTTGTTGAGCTGCATCATGCCGGCGTCCACGGTGAGCCAGAGATAGTCGCCCACCACGAAGCCGTGAGCCGTGGCGCTGCACACGGGCTCCGCGGCGTTGGTGACGGCGGCCAGGGTCACGGGCGAGCCGGCGGCCACGGGGGTCATGCGCACGGCCACGTTGGACCATTTGATGGGTTTGACTGCCATGGGAGTCTCCTTGCGCCCTAGTCCAGGCGCTGCATGAAGGTGTCGCAGGTGATGAGGATTTCATAGCCGACCACGCCGCAGCCTTCGGGGAGCGGCAAGATGCGGTCCGGGCCTTTGGACAGGTGCAGGCCGAGCCCATCCCCGTTGGGGTCGGCCGGGTACAGCACGGCCCCGGCCAGGAGGTCGATGACGGCCTCCAGCAGCTCCAGGGCCGCGGCTGCGCCCTCGGTGGCGCCGCGGTAGCGCTTGGCCAGGCAGAGCACGGCAAAGGTCCACTGTTCCTGCTGCAGATGGCCGGACAGGGACTCGTTCTCGCCGGGCTCTCCGCCGGCGTAGTAGACCCACACGGCGCTATCCCGCACGTCCAGGGCGGCCCGGTCGTGCAGGCCCAGGGGCAGGCTGCCCAGCTGTTTCAGGGCGGGCAGCCCGGCCCGCAGCAGGTCCAGGAGGGCGTCTTCTGTTTCGGCTCGGGTGGGCATCTTTACAGCTCCAGGTGCTTGGCAATGGCAGCCAGGATGGCATCCCGGTTGACGCTGGTTTCATCGGGCAGGTAGGGCCGGGCCGGCATGTGGATGGTCCGGGCGCCGATGACGGCCGTGCTGGTGACCACGGGCGTTTTGCGGCGGCGCTCCGCCGCGCGGGACAGAAAGCGGCCGTCGGCCCGATGGGCGTTGGTCTGCGTCCGGCCCTGTTGCCGGATGTCCCCGCCCAGCTGGTGGATGGCCGCATAGACCACGCTGGTGCCCACCTGCACCTCGTCATCGCCTACCGCCTTGGTGATGGAGTTGCGCAGGCGGGCGGTGTTGACCAGGGTCTGCCCGCCGAACTTGCGCACCCGGCCAGAGGGCTTCCAGGGCACGCCGGCCGGGCTTTTGCCAGCGTCAAAGGCGTCATCCGTCTGGCCGATGACGATCTCGCCGATGGTGCGCAGGGCCGGTCGCAGATTCCCGGCCTTCTGCCGCAGGGCCAGCAGGGCCTGGCGCACCACGGCGTCATCCACGGTATAGGAGATGCCGGCCATCACCAGCCCCCCGTGTAGGTGTCCATGACGGATGTGCCCTTGGCATACGCCGGGCTGCTGTCGGTGGCCGGCTCCGCGCCTGGCGCGGCTCCGGACTCCGCGCCCAGGGCCAGCTTGCCCAGGGCGATGTGTTCCAGCAGCCGCCGGCAGCGGGCGGTTTCGTTTGTCCAGGCTTCGGGTTCGGCAACGCCGGGCCGGCGCAGCCAGAGGTGGTGCCCGGCCAGCTTGGCCGCAATATTGGCGATGAGGCCGGGCACGGGATCAAGAGGCACGGGCCGGATGGCCTGCACAAAGGCGTCAATCTCCCGGCCGGCCTGCTCAATGCTTTCCGTGAGCACGGCCTGGACCGCAGGGGATTCGAGGTCCCCGGTCAGGGCGTCATCGGCCAGCTGCAGGACTTCGGCCTCGGGCAAGAGGGCCAGCACATCGGGCACGGTGCAGTACATGGCTAGGCCTTGGCCTTTTTGCCAGCGGCCGCAGTTTCAGTGGCTCCGGACGCTTCAGGCGCTTCGGCCTGGACGGCGTCCGGATTCGCGCCCGCCGCTTCCATCGCCTCCACTGCCCCAGGCCCAGCAAGGGCCGGGCCTGGGCCTCGGTCAGCTCCACGGTGGTGCCGGCCTGGAGCAGTTCGCCGTCATGGCGCAAGGTATCAATCAACACGCGGCATTGCATGGGTGGTTCCTTCGGGTTTAGGCGGCGTTCTGGAAGAGGAAGCCGGCGTCGGGACCAGCCAGCACCGCGGCCACGGCGTCTGTCACGGGGTACCGCCAGCTTTTTATGGTGCCGTCGTACCAGGGCTGTTCCACCACGGGATAGTTGCGCAGGCGGTAGGTGTAGCCGTAGGACGGCGTGCCCTGGGTAGCCAGGGTGCCAATGGTGGTGTAGGCCAGCACGACGTCCCCGCCCCAAAGGTCCACCAGCGCGCCCGCGGCGTCTTCCTGCACTGCATCGCCAGAGGCCACCGTATCCACGCCGAACAGGCTGGCAAGCAGCTCCGTCGTGGGCACGTCCCGACCGGTGTACTTGATGCGGTCCAGGATCAGGGGATGGGTTTTCAGGGCGGCCAGCACGCCGGGGCCAATGACCATGGTGTTGGGTCGCACGCCCACGGCGGCGCGCACGGCCTCCTTGGCGGCTTCCACGGCCTTGACCGGGTCGGAATCGGCATGGCTCCACTGGCTGGTCCCGGACAGGGTGACCTTGTTGGATGCGGCGTACTTGGCGGCGTCACGGGCCAGGGCGGCCTGAGCGGCTTCCAGGTTCAGGGCGATGATGTCCTGGGTCTGGCGGACGGCCCCGCTGGCCAGGTCGATGCCCGGCACGGCCGCGGCTTCTTCCAGGAGCTCCCTGGGCACCAGGCCGTCCAGGCCGTGATCCACCAGGGAGTAGCTCTCCCCGGCATAGCCGCGCTGCACCGTGGCCACAGTGGTGCCCGGCGCGCGGGCCGTGGCGTAGCGGCGGAAACTCTCCCGCCCGAACTTGACGATCTTGCCGCCGCGTGCGCCCACGGGCACCATGGGGAAGAGCAGCATGCCCGCCCTGGCCCCGTTGGTGTAGCCGCGGGCCACGTTGGTCAAAATGGGATCAATGACGCGGGCCTGGGATGTGGTCATTTGCGACACGGGAATGCTCCTCTCTATAATGATGTTACGCGCCGGGCAGCAGCAGGACTTCGATTTTCTGCCCGGCGGCCGTGGCTGCCTGCATGGAAATGGCCACCTTGACGCCGGTGTCATGGGTCAGCGCCCGACCGTCGGCCCCGGCCTTGAGGGCCACGCCGGCGGCAATGGCCCCGCCGGCCTCGACAATGCCGGTGCCCAGGGCGTCGCAGGGGAACAGCTCCCCGGTGGCTGCGTCGGACCGGGCCACACCCAGGGCCGCCGCGCCGGCTGCGGCCACCTGTGCCCCGGTGGCGGTGACAAAACGATGCGCCGTCACCGCGCCCGAAGCCGTGAGGGGCAGGGTCAAAATGGGTCTGGATTGCATGGGGGTTCCTCGCTTACCGGCCCTGAACGGCAGCCAGGGCGGTCAGATAGTCGGTGTTGGGGTGGGCGCGCTGGTAGGCCAGGGCCTTGGCATGCAGGGCCGCGCCGGCAGGATCCACGGTGTAGCCGGTGGGCGCGGCAAAGCTGACGTGCTCGGGGGGCTGCCCGTCGCCCGTCCGATCTGGGGCCACCTCGCCGTAGACGATGGATTCCGGCAGGCCCTCCAGGGCCTCAGCCAGGGCCTTGTGCAGGGGTTGGGCCGCGCTGCCTTCGCCAAACTGGATGACGGGAGCGGGTTGAGCAGGCAGAGCGAGTTCCCCGGCTTGCGCCGTGTTCTCCGCACCGGGCAGGGCCAGGGCCGTGAGGGCCGCGGCCATCACCGGGGCCAGGGCCGGCGGCAGCTTGCCCTTGGCGGCCAGGCCTTCGCAAAAGGCCACGTGCTTGTCATGGGCCGCCGCGCGATCGCGGGCCGCCGCCTCCGCCCGCAGCCGGGCGTTTTCGGCCTGCAGCTTCTTCAGTTCGTCCATGGTATTGTCCTTTTGGGTATCCTTGGGGGTGGTGTCTTCTTGGGGGTTGGATTCGGAAAACTGCACGCCGTCCAACTCCACCAGCACTAGGCCTTCGGTGTCCGCGTCACCCTGGGCAAAATTCGCGGACGGCAGGCCCTTGATGGCCGGCGGCTGCGCCCCCAGGACGCCCAGATGGCGCAGGGAGTAGACGCCGGGCACGGGGTTGGATTTGGCGGCGGGAGGGTAAAAACTGGCGCTGATCTTTTTGAACCGGCCCGCCCGCACGGCCTCGGCAAACTCCGGGGCCACCTGGTCCAGGGTGGCCACCAGCTCCAGGCCGGAAGGAGAGGGTCGGACCGTCAGGCCCTGTACCCAGCCGTAGGCCGGGGCGTCCGTGGCCGGGTGCCCGATGACCAGGGGGGCTTCGTGCTTCGCGGGGTCATAGGCCGCGGCCGTGGCGGTCAGGTCGGCGTCGGAAAAATGCAGTTCCTGGCCGTCCATGGCCACATGGGTGCCGGAGCGAAAGATGATCAGGGTGCGGGGCGGGGCCTGGTGCGGGGCCTGGTGCGAGCTCGCCGCGGGGTCGGTGTGGGGCCTGGGATGCATGGGCGTCGTCCTCCATGGCCAGGACGCTACCAAAGGCGGCTGCGCGCCGCAGGATGGCATGACTTCCTGGCGGGTGGCCCGTGTCGGAGGATGCTATGCAGGAGGGTTGCGGCTCTCCTCTTTTTGCGGGGGAGAGAATGCGCGTGCGACTCCGGCCCGCACCCCGCGTTAAAACCGCGTTAGAGGGCCGTTAGAATCTTCGCGAATTTCAAAACCGGGTCATTGGCCGCCCTGGCTGCTAAAATGGCGCTCAGGGCAAATATGGGCCTCGTTGCGGTTCCCTCCTTGCCAACGCCAGCCCCATCATTATATAGAGTACAGCAGTTGATGGGCGGCCATCATGAACCCCGCCGGGGCGGGGCAGGTATTAGGGATGCCGTCCGCGCCAGGTCCCCGGGCACTGGCGCTATTTTTTTGCCGGCGGCCAGGCGTCCTGCCGATAGATCAGCAGGCCTTGCCGCCGGGCCTCCATGGCTTCAAGAATCGCCTCCCCCTCGCCCCCCACGGCTGGCGCAAATACCGTCGACCCGGTCCACTGCCGGTGGTTGAACAGTGAGAACGCCGCAAAGCCGCCGATGTCGCCCCGCTCATCTTGATAAAGCCGTAGAAAGTGCAGGGCCTCCATGCCCCGTCCGGTCACTTCCACCGGGGCCTGCCAGACCTCGAAAGGATCCAGAATGGTCCGTGCCAGCAGTTTCATGTATGGGGCGCGGTCACGTTTCAACGTCTTGAGCCTGAAGGGCTCCTTGCGCTTGTCCAGCAGCGCATTTTTGGTGATGACCAGCGGAAGGGAGGTGCCGGGGATGTTCAGCACCTTGGCGTCGTGCAACCCAAGGCCGAATTCGGCCATAAAGGCGCGGGCGTAGAATTCCGCCGGCTGGCCCGTGGGCAGCAGGTCCTGGGGCGAGACGGCATGCACGTAGCGCGCCGGGATGTCCGCCAGGGGCAGGCCGCACGCCTGCTGCGCCAGGAGGCTGGACTTTTCCGCAAAGTTCGCCCCCCGCAGGTTCGGGCAGACCATGGCCGTGGGCCGCAGGCGCACATCGGCCTCGTCAATGGGCTCCGGCGCAAGCCCGCTCCAGGCCTCCTTGCCCGGATTGCCGACAAAGCCCGCGTCGGGCCGCAGGGGCCGGGCTGGCATGGGGCCATGCTCGACTATGAGAGCGGGCGGCTCAATCAAATCATCCTTGAGGTATTCTTCCACGGCCAGGCCGCGGGCGCGGACGTCCTCGGCAGAGAGAGTCTTGACCTTGCAGCGGCAGCGGAAACCGTTGGGAGGATACCAGGTGTCCCAAAAGGGCGAGTCGTGGCGATAGACCTTGCCATGCAGCGCCCGGTGCGTCGGGCGGGTGCGGCTGTCGTTGACGGCACTGTACTGCCAGTAGGGCCGTTCCTCGGCCACCTCGGCCATCTGCCTGTACCGCCCGACATTGTAGGCCGTCTGCAAATTCGTCCGGAAGATGTTGTCCATGCGCCAGGCCTTTTCGCCAATCCAGCCGCTTTCTTCCCACACGTTGGCCAGGGACTTCTTGAACTGCTCCAGGGTGATGCCGTCGCGGATCGCGGCCTCCATGCCCTGGTGGACCTGCTGCAGCATGTCCGCCCGGGCCAGGCCGCTGACGGTAAAGGCCCGCACCCGCTGGGCCTCGGCCAGGCGATAGAACTCTGTCGGGGAGAGCTGGATCTTCTGTTGCCAGAAGTCCAGAGCTTCTTGCATGGGCAGGGCTGGGGGCAAGGGCGAGGGGGGCGAGGGGGAAGCGGCAGGGACCTTGTTTGATGTCTCAGGCATCGTCCCCGCCTCCTTCCCCCTGGCTTTCCACCTGCTCCCGCCGGACCTGGTCCCGCCCATGCAGCTCCGCAGCCACGCCGGCCCGGTGCAGGGCATCCGCCAGGGCGGCCTGGCCGGGGCTTTCGCCGTCCATGGCCGCGGCCAGCAGGATGCGCAGATCCTCAAAGGACGTGGCCCGCGCAATCACGGCGTCAATCTCCCCGGCCAGGCTGGCGGCGGCGGCAACCCCCTCGGGCAGGACGCCGGCAATCAGCCCTTCCAACGCCTGCTGGTCTGGCGTAAAACGGCGGGCATTGGGAGCCTGTTCGGCAAAGGCCGGCGGCTCCTTCGCTTCCTCTTTCGCCTGCGCTTCGGGCGTGCCTTCCGGCGGCTCTTCCGACGTGTCTTCCGCCTGGCCCTCTTCCCGTGGCCCCGCTTCCGGCCCTGCCGCCGGCTGCTGCTTCTCCACGGCCTCCCAGTCCCCGCCATAGGTGTCCTGAATGTGCTTGAGCGTCGGCCTGGCCACGCCCATGCTGGTAATCTGCACCTCGCGCTTGACCTGGGCGTCCAGGTCTTCATCCTCAAAGACACGCCAGACGCGAGGCACGGCCGCGCCGGGGTAGTTCCATTCCGTCAACCACCGGGCCGGGCCGTCCACAAAGCTGCTGCACAGCAAATCCGCATCAGCCTTGATGATGGCGTCGGCCACCCGCTCGCGCTCGCCATCGCCGCCCAGGCTGCCGGGGGTGCCCTTGGCCGTGGCGGTCTGGCCGATGCAGACCAGCAAGATCGCCTCGTTGCAGGCGTTGATAAAGCCCTGATAATCCACGCTGCCGGCTCGGGTGGCCTCCAGCAGCTCCACCAGCATGCCGTCCGGGACAATGATGGCGGAATCGCGTTGGATGGCCGTCAAGGCCTCCAGCAGCCGGCCCTTGTCCACGTCGCTGGATCCTGACGGATACTTGCCCAGGGCCGTGGGCGCGGCGTACTTTTCCAGGTACGTGGCCCAAAAGCGCCAGGCGTTGCGCTTGAGCCAGACGGGCCAGTACAGATAGTGCGCCAGGCCCAGGCCATAGGGCGCGTCGTCATGGTCCGCCCCGGCCCGGAAGACCCAGAACTTGCGCTCGGGCATCAGCTCGCCGGGCATGGCGTCGGCCAGGGTCAGGAGCCGCAGGCGGCCCGCGCCGTCAAAGCCGAAGCGCCGCCGGTTGCGGACTTTCACATCCTCCAGCCGCACAAACCGCCCGTCCCGCGCCCACAGGCATTCCGCCACGCTGAACCCGTAGTAGACCCCGGCCAGCATGGCCAGGGTGATGCGGTCCCACTGCAACGCCTCCAGGGCCTCCTGCAGGAAGTCCGCGGCGGCCTTGTCCTTGGCGCGCGTGCCGCCGGGCTCGATCTTCCAGTCCCGCGCGATGACCCCGTGGGCGCGTTGGGTGATGGCGGTCTTGACGTGATCGTCGCGCAAGACCTCCTCATACAGGCGATAGTCCCCGCCGCCGCGCTCCAGGAGCACGCGGTCATCCACCGGGGCCAGCATGAGGGGCGACAGCCAGCCCCGGACAATGTCCCGCCCGTCACGAGAGGCGGCAATTTCGTTGCGATCAACGCGATCAGGCGCCATAGAAAACCTCATGAGAGGAGACGGGGGGACTGAGTTCCCCCGCGCCCCCTCCGTTTTCCCGGTCCGGGGCGGCCCCGGACCGGAAAATGAACCGGGGGGTCTGGGGGAGCCGTGCTCCCCCAGTAAGCCTTTTCTTCTTCGCCTCGTCCGCCTTCTCCTAGCCCCACCTCGCCTGGCCGTACTCGCCGCTGACGCGCGCCCCGGCGCTCTGGAATTCCAAGGGCGCGGGGGCGCGGGAGCCGGCGGCGTGCAGGGCCAGGGCCAAGGCCCAAAAGCGGTCGGCGTGGCCGTCGGCGGTGCGTTCGGCGGTAAAGCGGATGTTCCCGGCGGCGGTGGTCTGCTTGGTCACGGAACGCAGGTCCGCGCGGATGTGGGGATCATGGGGCAGGCGCAACCGTCGATCCTCCATGGCCCCGCGCACGGGATAGGCCAGGGCCTCCTTGATGTGCGGGGTAAAAGTCACCAGCTCCACCCGATGCTTGCCAAACTGGGCCTGGGCATCGTCGCCCCAGCCGATGCCCAGGCCGGTGTAGTCAAAACAGGTCCGCCGCAGCATCTTGATCCAGGGCCAGAGGATGGCTTCCTGGGCCGGCTTGGGCATGGCGGCCAGGGTGATCACGGCGCGGGTGTAGAGCACGTCGCCCAGGCGCTCCAGGATCCAGAGCACGGTCAGGTCCCGCTTGCGGCCAATATCCAGCCCGCCGTACAGCTCGCCCTGCAGCTCCAGGGGCGGCGCGGCCAGCTCCCAGTGATCCCGTGGACCGTACTCGCAACTGGCGATGAGGTCGTATTCCAGGAAGGCCGCGTCATCGTCTCCGGGCTGGCACATGTATTCCTGGAGGAAGGATTCCTCATCGGCGCAGCCGCTCTTCACGAAGTCAAAGTAGGCGGCTTCATCCATGTCCTGCTGTTCGGCGTCGGGCGGCAGGGCCTGCTGGAGCTTGAAGAGAAAGCCCTGATTGAGGGCGTCTTCCAGGGTCACCCGGTGCAGGCTGATGCCCTTGGGGTTGCCCCGCTCCCGCACCTCCCGGATCAGCTCGTTGAAAAAGTTCTTGCTGCCGCGATGGGTGGAAATGACCTCCAGATTGCCGCCCCAGGTGATGCCGGGGTAGGCGATGGACCACATCATGCGCGGGTCTTTGTGCAGGGCGAACTCATCCAACAAGCGGCCACCGCGCTTGCCGGCCTGGGCGTCGGGATTGCTGGACATGCTGTAGATGCACTTGCCCGAGGCGAAGCGCAGGACGTAGACGGATATCCTCCGGTCCGGGTCAAGGACCTGCTCGCCCAGGTACGTGGCCACCTGGTCAAGGACCTTTGTCCACATCTTGCAGTCTTCCAGGAACAGCCGGGACTGGATTTCATCGCGGGTGCTGACCCACTGATCATGGGCCGCGCCCGCCCTGGCCGTGCGCTCCACCAGCGGGTACGCCGTGCTCCAGGACAGGCCGATCTGCCTGGCCTTTTCCATGAGCTTCAGCCGCGCACGGTCCAGAATCCACTGCTGTTGGTACGGCAGGAACAAGGCCTGAGGGTCCGCCGGCAGGCACTTGGCTTTATACAGACGCGGGCTGCCCAACGGAGGCCCGGACGGCGTGCTGAGGATGACGCCTGGCACCGCAAGAGGACTTGTGGTCATGGCTACTCCGCCATGCGCAGCACGTCGCGGCGGATGGTCCGGATGACGTCGTCGGACACGCCGGCGCGCTTGGCCGAGGCCTCCATGCGCTCGCTGGCCGCCTTGGCTTCGGCTCTGGCCCCTTCCTCCCGCGCCCGGACAATGGCGTCCTGGTCCGCCTTGCGGGCCTTGGCCAGATGGTCCAGGGCCTTGGCCAGGTCATGAGCCTGCCGGGCGTCCAGCTGCAGGCCGCCTGCCTCTCCGCCTTCCGGGTCATCAGGGTCGCCCATTTGCATGAGCATGTCCGAGACGATGGCGTGCATCATCTCGATGTTGGCCCGCGCCGTTTTGTGCTCGTCTTCCTGGCCAAAGTTGCGCACCAGGGCGTCGGCAATCTCCCGGCTGCGGCGGACCCGTTCGACGATGCGGTCAAAATGCTGCTTGTACCGACCCAGGGCGCTGCGGCTGACGGCCTCCACGCCCACGGCGCTGCACAGGCTGCGCAAATGGGCCACAATGGCGTCCAGGGTCTGGCCAGACTCCAGCAGCCGATGCACTTCGTCCCGGACTTCGGGCGGCAGGCGTTTGACGGTGGAGACTCCAGGCATAGAGCCTCCTCTTACAGCCCGGCCCGCGGTCCGGGCCGCTTGACGCCGGGCACCACCGCCCGGCCTTCGGCCACGTCCAGGCCGCGGGTGGTGAGGGTGGCCACCCGCACGGGACCAACTTCCTCCACCGTCACCAGCCCCTGTTCATTGAGCCAGGCGGCATCCGTCTCCACCTGATCCCGGCTGACGCTGTGGCCAAAGGCGTCCAGGGACGTGCGCAGTACGGCCGTGTTCAGCCGGCAGGCCGGGGCCTCGGACAAAAAGCGCAGGATCACCAGGCGGCGATCTTTCGTCAACGTCTCGGCAAAGCTCACTTGGCTCATTTGTCGCCTCGCAGGTGATATTCCATGAGCATGTTCACCGGGCGCTCGATGCGCCGCAGCACTTCGTCCTGACCGTCCAGCTTGGCCAGCACCACCCGATGCGCCCCGCGCATCTCCTCAATGGCCACATGGAGCTGTTGCCACTGCTCTGCCGTGGGCAGATGGTCCAGGTGCTGCTCCACGGCCACCAGGCGCTGCTCCAGGGTGGCGCAGCTCGCCGAATGGTCATCCTTGCGCACAAACTCCTTGCGCAGGCTCCAGATGGCCCAGGCAAAGAGCCCCTGCACGGCCAGGAGCGCCCAGGGCATGGTCTTCGAGAGGATTTCGTCCCAGCTCATGGCCGCTCCGATTCGTAAAGGTCCTGGCATGCTTGGCAGTCCCGGCAGCGACGGCAGCCGGGCATGGCCTGCCGCCGCGCCGCGGAGATGGGTTCGCCGCAATCGCAACACCAGACGGCCCATTCTTCCACCCTCGCCGGTGCGTCGGGGTTGGCCTGGTCATGGAAGGCTCCCCAGCCTCTGATGACTTTGGCCAGGGCCGCCTCCAGAAAGGCGGCCTCTGCCCGTTGCGCCTGATCCGCATCATCCATCGTGCGGACCTTACTTGATGGCCTTGGTGGCCACCATGCGACCGGCAATGGCCACCACGCCGCCCAGGGCCGAGGCCACGCCCACCACGGCCTCCACCAGCTGGGCCTGCTCCTCGGGCGACAGGGCATAGCCCGCCACGCTGGCGGCCCCGGCCAGCACGGCCACCAGGCCGCCCCAGAAGGTCTTGGAGGCAAAGAGGGGTTTGACAGTGGTAAAATCAGCCATGGGGATGCTCCTTTTGTGGTCAGTTCAGAGGGAAAGAAATCGTTTGAGCGAGGCCACGCGGTTGCGCCAGCCCCTGAGGAACTTGCCCTGCGAGGGCTTGCGGGCCACGATCTTTTCGTATTCGTCCAGGCGGGCGAGACACACGTCCCAGGCCAGCAAGCGGGTACAGCGTTGCGACGCCGCGGCCAGGGTCTTGGGACCCACCACGCCGTCCACGACGAGATGCCCCTGGCCGGATGCACGCCGATTGACCCCTTCCTGCAGCAGCCGTCCGGCCCGGCCCGCGCCCATGTTGACCACGATGTCGCACAGGACTTCGCGCAGAGGTGTGGGGGTGCTCAGCCACCAGGAGGCCAGCAGTTTTTGATAAAAGGCGGACACCAGGGGCTCAATTTCCGCGCGTGGCGGCTGACCAGGGGCGTGCCGGTCCACCACGGCCCAGCCCTCCCACTGCGGATGGTGCTTGCGGGCGATGCCCCAGCAGGTCTGCCCGCCGGTGTCATCAGGATCGTGATGCACCACGCGGCCTTCGGCCTCCATAAGCCAGTCGAAAAACGCGTCCCATTCCGTCGGCATGCGGCCTCCCGCGTCACACGTGACCGGCCACACAACCACGCCGGACTAGAGACAGCTCTAGTCCGGCGTGGGAGATTCGTCGTGATGGAAGCGCTTCCTGGCGGGATGCGGCGGGGCGGGCGGTGTATGGGGAGGGGTTGGGGGGTGGGATGCCTTGCATGTTGCGCATTGCAGCGCATTGCTGACGTTGACGCCAATGCAGGCTCGTGCTTATGGATAGGCCGAGTACACGGCGGCAAATGCCGGCAGCAAGGGGCACCTATGGGAACCGGGCATTTTCATATTATCTTCGACGGCCCTGCCTTCGAAAACCACGAAATGAACGTGCGCGACCTCGCGCCTGCCCTTCTCGCTGTTTCGGACATCTTCGAAGAAATTAACAGGGTTGCCTTTGAAGGCCGATACAGGGTCGGCGTCAACGTTCGTGCTTCGTTCAAGACAGGCTCATTTTTGACCGAGCTGGCTCTTCGAGCGGCAAGCGTGCTGGAGTTTTTTAAGGACGATGACGCCCAGGCTGTCATCTTAATGCTGCAGACATTTGGGATCACCAGCGCCCCTGGTCTCGTCAAGAGCCTGTTGGCGTTCATCCGTTGGGTGCGACGAAGGAAAATCACCAAGATTGTCGAGCTCGATGCGGACAAAGTCCGCGTGGAAATTCAGGATGAAGCCATAGATGTCGAGCGTGTCGTTGTCGACCTGTACCGCAGTTCAAAATTGCGCAAAGGATTTGAAGACCTGGTGGCCAAGCCACTGCAAAAGGATGGCGTGGACAGCGTCGGCTTTGGCAACGATTCGGCGACGCAGTTTGTTGCCATCTCGCGGGAAGAGGCTGAATGGTTTATTGCCGATGAGCCTGAGGATGAGCCCATGGGCGTGTCCACAAGAAGAGCCCACTTGCAAATTCTCAGCCCCTCTTTCCAGGAAGGCAACAAGTGGCGTTTTAGCGATGGTTCCGTGTCGTTTCATGCAGAAATACGAGACAAAGCATTTTTGGAACGAGTCATGAGCGGGGAAGCGGCCTTTGCCAGGGGCGATATTCTTGACGTGGAAATGACCGAGGCGCAGACCCTGACAGCAAAAGGTCTTTCCACGGAACGCTACGTTGAAAGGGTCTGGGGGCACCGCAACCCTTACCGACAATACCGCCTCCCACTAGAGGAATAAACAAAGGCCCGCCGGAAGCAAGCTCCCGGCGGGCCTTCACTTTTTTGTTCTCCCGCCTATTCCGCCGCAGCCGCCTGGCGCAGGTCTGCGTGCAGGGCCTGGGTGACCAGGGCCAGGCCGGCCAGGGCCTCGGCGGTCAGCTGGATGCCGCCCTGCGGGCCGCGGCCATCCGTCAGGGCCTCGGTGAGGAAGGCCACCACGCAGGCCGCCTTGTCCAACACGTCCGCGGGGTGATCCCCTGACGCGTAGATCATGCCCTGACCTCCCGGGCCTCCAGGACCTCCAGGACCTCCAGGCCTGGCGTCAGGCCCGGCGTCAGACCCAGCGTCATGCCCACCCCGATGGCCCGCGCCGGGTCCAGCGTTGGTGCGGCCGCGCCCTGCGGCGCGTCCGCACCTTCCTCTTCGTCGTCTCCCCCCTCCAATTCCTCCCAGGTCATGCTGAGGTCGCGATAGTCTTCCTCGGACTCTTCGCCCAGTTCCACCTGGAGGTTGCGCTGCACGGTGTCCAGCAGGCGGGTCAAGTCTTCCAGCGGGGCGGCAAAACGCACCGCCACCGTGGCGTCGGGGTCGCCGCCCTCGCGCGCGCCCAGGGCGTTGGCGCAGGCTGGAGAAAGCAGCAGCCGCCGGGTGGTGTCCGCCCAGGCCTCCAGGCTCTCCAGCTGCCGCTCCATCACATCAACCTGATTGATCAGCAGCACACGGGCCACGGGGTCAAGGGGGGCTTGCAGCTTAGACATGGGCCACCTCCCGCGCCGCGCCGGGGCGCGCGGTATCGAGGTGGGCTACTTTTGGGGCCTTGCCGGCGGATTCGTCCACCTTGTCCGCTTTGTCCGCCGGGGCAATCAGCCCCAGGCCGCGGGCCTCGGCCATGACCCTGGTCAGGGTCCGTTCGGCCAGGCCCGTCAAGCGACGGATTTCCCAGCCAACCAACCCCATTCCCGCGTAGCGCATCACGCGCAAGAGCAGCTGCCGCCGTTCGTCGGGCAGGGCCAAGAGCTTCGCCACCTGCGCCTGCCGCTCCGCCTCCAGGGCCTGCCGCGCGGCTTCCGCCCGCTCCAGGCGCTGGGCCAGGGACTCTTTCACGGCCGCTTCAAGGACGTTGAAGGCTTCAATGTACTTCACTTTCCATTGCATGGCCTCCGGCCCGGTAAACCCCATGACCAGCATGGAAAATCCGTCGCGGGTCAGGTAGCACATAGGCAGAGTGCGGCCAATGGGATCGGTGTATGTATTGAACTCAAAATTGAGTCCAACAAATGATTCCGAACACTTGGTAGACAATTCGCGGATGTCGCGCAGAACGTTGCCGTGTTGCTTATCGAAACGCTCGGCAATGCGCAGGGAAGAGATCACAGGCGTGTCGCCGTGAAACTCCAGGTCGCGGGTCACATCGAGGGGGATCAGGTCAGACATGGCAATTCTCCTAGTCATTCAGTTGACTCTACAAAAATAGAGCCGGGTGCCTGAAACCGCTAGGAGGCGGCGGACGTATTTCCTCTTGCGAGGTATTGTATTAGTCCACACCCGGCTTCTGTGCTCGGGTCGCCTGCCGTCAGGAAGACGCAGGGCGCAAAAAAACCGCAAGGCTGACGGGTGCGGGTCCGTCCTAGGAGATTTCAGGCTCCGTGCGGAAAGAATGGCACCCGTGAAGGGAAAAGTCAAGAGAGCCACAGGGCACTTCGAATGCGGCATGAAGTACATTGCGCTGCGGCTACAGTTTGTCGGCATCCTCCGCATCTAGCTTGTTATTCTCAAGTCCTCTGAGCTCCACTGAATAGTACTCGACACCAACTACGACTTCAAAATTGTTTCCAGAAATAAGCTGCAATATCATTGTGCGCTTGTTCTCCCATTGATTGAATTCAATACAATGCCCAGCGCTTATGGCAAACCCAAATTGCGAAGGGTCTTTTATGTACAATTCGTTTCTCCATAGTCTCTTCGCCTCATTCGGTTCTCCATATTTTTTAATAAGGCTCTCTTGCAGTGGAAGAAAGAACAAGTAGTAATAGTCATTCTTGTTTGTATATTTTTCCTGTAAGCCATACTTTGTTCTAACGAGCTTGTTGCCAGCAAAAAAATAAAATAATGCTACCTTCTTCCCATTCAATAATGTGGTCAAATAGATCAACGTGTCTTTGCTGTCTTCCACAAGTTTCTCTGTCTCCGACCGCTTGACCTCTTCCTTACTCATTCCCCAGCGGGTTTTTCTGAAGTCGAATTCATCTCCAGCCCAGGCTGTGGAAGTCATCGCCATCACCGTAACGAGTAGCACCAAGAAGAGCTTCATACGTACCTCCTTTTCGCCACTCGATACCAACCATCCGAATTCGGCGCAAGACAGACCTCACGGCGCGAACACGTCTTGCATCTCGGGAAGTCCGAAGGTACTTGCTGGCCATGGAGGTCGCCTGATGGCCGCACGTGTCCTGCTCCTCTTCCTGTTGTTGCTTCCGGCCTCGGCCTGGGGCTGGTCTGGCGTTGTGTCCCGCGTTTCCGACGGTGACACCTTCCGCGTGCGTCTGGACAACGCCACCGTCGTCAAGGTCCGGCTGTACGGGATAGACTGCCCCGAAAAAGAACAACCTGGCGGCCAAAATGCGACCGAGTTCACCCGCGCAAAAGTGTTCGGACAGCGGGTGGAGGCCGAGACCGTCAGCGTGGACAGGTACGGCCGCCTGGTTTCCCTGGTCCAGAGCAGCGGGGAAAACCTCAACAGGCAGCTGGTCATCGCCGGGCACGCCTGGGTCTCTACGAAATACTGCCACCGGGCTCTCTGCCGCCAGTTCATCGTCGATGAGGCTGCCGCCAAAGCCTCCGGCCGCGGCCTTTGGGCAGACCCCAACCCCCTCCCGCCGTGGGAATGGCGCAAGCACCACTAGCGCGTGAAGAGGCCGGGGCAACCCGGCTTTTTTAACGCGGGGCATCGGCAGGGGCCTCGGCAGCGATCTTTTTGACATACCGGAACGGGCCAAGGACAAAGTGCAACTCCACTGTCGGCTCCCCATCCTCCACCGTCCGCACCGTGGAGGCGCGTAGGGATTCAAGCATCCCGTACATCCCTGCAGACACACCCAGAACAACCCCCAGGGCAAAGACAAGGGCGAGCGACACAACGGCAACGAGGCCGGGCAACAGCAGCGATTTCAC